GAATGTAAACGTGTAACCGTTTGTAGCAAATATCTTTTTGAAATATTCCCATTCGTAAATGGCTGGTTTAAAGTCTCTGAGCGTGTAGATATTATCACTCTTTGCATATTGAGGATAAGTGTAACCGCTTGTATTGGACCAACTAGATATAATGTTAGCTCGGTTAAATGTATGTGATAACTCAGGAAAAGAAAGCTCAGTTAATTCCTTATCGCCCATCTCATTGAAGAAATTACTAACTTCATCGAATACGTTAATCTTATACTTAACTAACTTGTGATTTGTCCCTCGAACTCGATTAACTCGAATGACCTCAAGTAACTGAATGAAACCATCAAACACTTCAACACCATTTTGTATAACTGATGCTGTTGTTTTCTTGTTTCTATTAAACGTATCGTTGCTTAAATCAATATCGAATAATGCACCTAAAATAGTGGTGTTATTTTCCGTTCCATCTACCTCAAGTGATCGTGAAGCTCCACCCGTTCTCGCACCTGATTTAGTTATCTCAGCAAATGATAAATCAATAGGGAAATCCGTTCCGATTGGTAAATCAATAAAGCCCGTTTCAAGTTGTATCCTAGTCATTATCCGTTTATTTCGTCTTGTACAGCCATGGTAAATACTAGGTTAACTTTTCTATCTCTTGTTGTTCGTTTCAAGTGTAATGGCATTGATGCGCTTGTTATCTTAATAGATTGGAAATCGCCACCATCTATAGATACAAATGCCTGAGGTGAAGATAGTAATTCTCGCATAAACTGACATTCATCTTGTGAAAGAATACCAGTGTTGACTGTATAGCTTATCGTCTCTTCAACATGATAGGTTTCGTCTCCTGTATCTGTTGTGTTATAAGTCCAACTTTCACCATCTAAGTTACCGTATTTTTTTCTAATATCATCTCGCTGTACAGCTTGATTCATGTAACTACCTTTGTAAAATGGTATAGTTATCCATGAGCCTAGACGATCTAAAAAACAAATATCGTAGGTTGTGTGACCATCACATTCTGAATAAAGATTGATTGTTTTAGCTTGAGACTTCAAAGTATCATCATCCTCTCTGATTTGTACCGTATAACTTGTGACGTTTGTTAAGTCAATCGTTCCTACAAATGGCACCCATCCACCGCTAAATTCTTCCGTAATTGTATCATTACTTGGTAGTGCATCGAATAGAATAACATTCTCACCCATTGATGTTAAAGGATATCTATACAACGTGCCTCCAATATTAAAAACTACGTTGTGACTAGTTGCATTGTCTAGGTAACAACTTAACCAGCTTGATTTTTGTCTACTGATTCTGATTTGATTTTTATCATCAAGTGTTGTTAAAAATAGCTTCCAATTAGCATCGCAAATATACACAACATCAGCATAGCCCTTGAACGTCATAAATCCAAACGCTCCTTTGTATGCTTTCTGAACGCTTGTTGTTATTCCGCTTACAGTTGTTTTTTGACCATCCGCAAAAGATGAAACACCAGCACTTGCTCCTCCTGATCCAATCCAACCTAAATCTAAAACTGTATAGTAAACACCCGCACTTAAAAACACATCCAACACTGTATGTATTCCATCTAACTCAGGTCGAAAGTTTACACTTGGTGTTTGAGCAACTAGTATAACGTCACCAGCTGAATAGATTGGAGCTGTTGCCTGAGCTAACATTGTTCGACTAAATCCGTTTGGATTGACAATTGGATTTGAGAAATTAGCCCATGTTGCTGCACCCGCAAATCCGTAATCCGTAAACGCTAAATTAACGTAGTAACTCTCATCAACCGTAACTGAATAGCTCACCTGGTGACCATCTGCAATATAAGAAGTCAACTGCCTAAAGTCATTGTACAATTGTGTTTGTACTAATTTTGCTATATCAATCTCACCATACAAAGTATTTGGAATAGGCTTGAGTTTATACGTTCCAATAACCTCAGAAGTTGTATCGTTGGTTACTGTAATAATGTACCTAAATCCTAATTGACTGCTCACAGTACTATTAAAATAAAAGTACATCGGATTGAAGGATGGTGTTAAAAATTGGGGTGTTGCTAGTGTTGTAATTGCCATTTATCTAAACATTTGATCTATTTGATATTCCATTGTTATAGCTGCTATCTTTTCTATTTGGTCTAGTACTTTCTCACGCTTCATAAATGCCTTAGTTAAATTACGCTTAACCTTGCCACCCTTCCATTTTCTACTATAACCCTCATCAACATAAACATAGTAAAATGTTGAGTCTATTTGCATTTCAATATCGTTACTCATTACATCCCACTTCACATTTACAATCTTTGATACATTTCTCATTCGACCTGTATCAATTGCATCCTGGCGTATTATCTCTTTCTTAATCTCAGTATTGAATACTCTAGTCGCTGTACCTATTCGCCTCCATACATCATTTTGAGTTGCCATACTTTATATGTAGAAAAAATACGTTTGTTAAACAAAAAATCTTGGTGCATCAGGACTGAATGTATTTGTCTGAAAATAGTAACGTATCGCGTCAATACAATTATGAACTAATATTCCATTAGCAAAATACTCATGACAATCATCAATCATCAAATCATAAACTTGCTCTTGGTCTTGAGTTTCCACAGCTATTTGAACAAGTCTTTGTTTTGAGATACTTTCCACCGATAAATACTTTTCCGCATTTAATACATATTTTTTCGATATTATCAACTCCTGATTCTCTTCTGTATTTTGACTTACATTTGTTTGAACAGAATTTTTGTCCATTTGTTTTTGATGTAAAGATTGATTCACATACGATGCATTTTTTTTCTCCGTATGTTTTGTTTCCAAAGTCAAATTTTTCAGCGTGTTTTCTGTGCCATTCTCTTCCTTCTTCTGAAGCGTGCCACTCTTTAGCTTTCTCAATTCCTTTTGCATGGAAATCTTTAGCCCATTCAGGATTGTTTTTAAATCGTTTTTTACCTTCATAGCGAAGATGTAAGCTAGCCAAAATAAGATTGAGGTTGCTAATATCGTTATTGGAAGTATTACCGTCAACATGATGAACGTGATAGCCTTTTGGAATATCTCCTTTGTAATATTTCCAAACTTCCGTATGTAATCTTGTATTACTTTTAGAAAAGTATCGTTCTCCTTCATACAAGTAGTACTTTTTTCCGTTAAATACTTGCACTGGTATAGTACATCGTTCTTCTTTAATTTCGATATCTCTTTCCATCCTTCTTTAGTTTTTACTTTATGTTCCTTAGTTGAACGTAAAGATACTGAAAAAGTATCGAACTGCATCGAGTATTTTGATATTTGTTTGATTCCGTTATTAAACTTTTTTAACACTCTTCTATACCCTTGACTTGTTAAAACTAAATCACCGATTTTAATATCCTTTATAGGAATATCTCCTTTGATAGTTGTTACCAATGTATCACCCGTAAAACAGTGATTGTAATTATCGATAGGTTTATTAGTTGCATTTCCATCCCTATCAGTTGCCCAGGTGTATTTCCTAAACTCATTGATAAGATTTAGACTTCGTGACGTTACTCTAAGGTCAAGCTCTTGCATTCTTGAAACACCATACACAATTGAATCAGCTCCCTTTTTAGCGTCTTGCATTCTCCACCCCAAAGTTTGCAGCTCGTCATTAGATTTCATCTCGGCACTATCTCCAGTAATTGTAGTATATCGGTCAACACCTAATTCAATCATCTTATTAGAGATAGCTTGGTTAAGTAACCCTGTTTGATATATCAATTCGTCTAGGTAGTAAATGTTATCAGCGTAATAGATAGCGACTAATGCAGTAGGATCGTTTCTATATCCGTAATCTAGTCCATAACCTAACAACTTTGCATACTCTGGAATCTTATCGACTTGCTGCCAATTATTAAACACAACCCCCTGAAGGTTACCAATCTCCCCAAGTCCGTACACTTGCCACCAATTCCACCAATACCCCCTCTGACCTCTTGCATCTTCTTGCTCAGCTTTCATCTTCTTATAGAGTAAATCCTCCAAAGTTGGGCTTGGTATAGCTTCGTTGTCTAAGTAAGTCAGTTTTAAGAACTCCGAGTTAGGTTGTTGAAGTATCTCAGTATGCGCCCAGAATTCACTATCAGCATTGAAGTCAATCCATACCTCTTGCGATCGTATTATTAAAGCATCTGCAATAGGATAAGGAATGTGGTTACCCTCATTCAAGAATAGAATATCTCGTTTACCTGCTGCCTTTGCTTTACCTACTGAATCGAACGATTTGAATTGTATCTTTGATTTGTTTAGAGACGTATAGGTTAACTCGGTTGCGTTCCATTGTTCATCCATCCATCTGCCTTCATCCATCATAAAGTTCTTGAATATATCAACACATCCCTCTTTAACTGCTGGGAGTGTTTCAGCCACAACCGTAACTTTTAAGCGTGGTGTTGCTAGGCATTTATCGTAAATAATTGGAATGATACCATAAGTTTTACCACTAGATGTAGCTCCCTGAATAACCTTTTTACGGGCTTTCATATCAAGCATTTTTCTTAAAGATGTGGTAACTTCAAATGCCATTATAAGTCTCTAATGATAATTAAAATCTTTTCTTTAATAGCTATCATCTCATGCTCATCCCAAACTGATTCCCACTTTTGTTCGTCTGTGAATCCGTTTAATACTGGCTTGGTCAAAGTTAGTAATGATTGAATAGAAGCAAGTTTATCAATCTTCAATCTAGTAGGCATAAATCTAACCTCTAGCTCTTCTTTAACTTCTGCAATCATTTCTCTATCGGTCATAAGTTGAAAATTCGTGGCTCGCCTATATTAGTAACTTCAATCTTTTGCCCCCATTTATTAGAACGTAACTTGCCTAAAATAAACTTTAATGTATCAGCTTTTAACCTGTCTCTTGCAATAGAGTTACTACCAATGTTTACCTTATCAATCACTTCTTTATCTTCAAACTCATTAAAAGAAACCTCACGAAGTAACTCTTCTAAATAGTCAAGTTGGCATTCTCTTGCGCGCGCGTATCTGTTTTCAAGCTCTACGTTATCCTTCTTAAAATTATTAAAAGGCGTTCTTGAATTAAATCCATAACGTTTACATATAGTAGCTAAGCCCTCCCAAGTTTCTTCTATATCAGTACAAATACTTTCAAATATTTCATTGTTCATAAATACTCTATATTAATTCGATTTTATAATATCAATAATTTCATTAATATTTTTTATTTTAAACCATTCGTTTTTTACATGAAATTCATCAATTAATTCATGTATTGATTGTTCTACTTCGTAAGCAAATAATATTTTTTGAATGTGTATAATATCTATATGAAATGGGTTTGAAGCACAAATATCTTTTATCCTTCTGTTTACATTTTGAGATGTTCCTATTTTGTAAATATTAGTACCTTCTATATTTAAAATGTAAATAGTATCTGGTGGTTTATTATTTGAAATAGACTTAGCTGTATGTGATTTTTTCTTTAATAAACTATTTTTTATACTAACTAGACCATCCTCTATAACAAATTGATTTTTATTTGTTTTACCTATAAAATTATAACTTTCATTAATATCTATATTTCTAGCGTTTGCTTCTTTGCATATTTTCTGATGATGAAGCAATCCTTTTTTATACAGTTCTAATTTATTTTTAAATATATCATCTTTTATTAATTGAACAACTTCATTAAAATCGGTGTGGGTAGCTGAATGAAAATATTGTTTAATGCATCCTATTGTAAATCTACAAAACTTTTGAAATCCATCAATAGTATTTTCATTTTCTAATTTTTTATACAGCTCGTACAATTCCCAAAGTTTCTCAGGACTTTCTATATATTTATGCTTCGCCATCTGAATCTTTATCTTTCTTGACCTTAGTATAGCTTACTATGTTTTTATGACCATCGTTATAAAGTTGCTCTAGTTTTTCTTGAGTATAGATATGCCCTCCGATAATCGTTTCTTGAAATCCACCACGCTTTCTGATGATGGTATTTTCACCTAGTTTAATTTTTAACTTGTACATCCTTTTCTTTTGCTAGTTCTTCTAAAAATTCCTTTGTTGACGTTGCTTTGATATGTGGATACAACTTTCTCAATTGACTCAATTTTAGAGTAGTCAAATCAATTTCTTTTGGCTCAACTTTTTTAATTGTTTTCAGTTTCTTAACTAATTTCTGCTTGCCTTTCATATTCTTTTAATTTACGTTTAAAATCCTTAATTATTGTATACGCTCCATGATGCGATATATTGAGATGCTTAACCAAACCTCGAACTGTTGTAATCTTTTTAACCAGGTAAATATCTAAAAATCTTAACTCATGTGGCTCAGCGTTTAACCTGTACATTTCGA